GTGGTATGAGGGTGTCGCTGTGCCTACTCCAATACGCCCCTTGCCTCCCACATTACTTGTATTCAATAAAGATACAGCATCTGTGTCTAAAATGAGGTCATCACCTAGAGTGGTTATACCTGTAACACCGAGAGTTCCTCCAATCGTAGTATCACCTGTAGCGTTCAATGTTCCTGTTAAATCTAAAGTAGCTGAAGGCGATGCGTTATTGACACCTACTCTGTTTGCCGTTGAATTGACAAAAAGAACACCAGAGTCTACATTTAAGTCAGCGTTAATATTAACAGTTCCTGTAAACGTATCGCCCGCTGAGTCTGCTTTACTATTTACTGCTGTTTTTATGTTAGTAAACTCGGTTGTGAACTCAGACCCTTTAACTACTTTCTGAGCATTCCCTGAAGGGAGAGAGTCTTTGTCACCAAAGTTCGTGGTTATATTATAGTTACTCATTAAATTAATCTCCCTAGTAGAGCGTGTACATCTATTTGTTGTATTGAATAAGGCGCGCCATTGATAGTAGACTCGATACCTATTGTTACTACAGAGCCACTGCCGTTTGTGTTAATCTTAGGACGTTGTATGTCTGTGCCTATAGTGTATTTACCTATGTTAAACTCAGCTACGTTAAACTCAGCCACAGCGGTGTTTACTTGCTCGGTGCTAAATATTCTTTTATTAAATTCATTAGTATAATCGTAACCCCAAGCTAGTGTAGTCTGTGCTGACACGTTACCAATAACGGTAATGTTAAACTTCTTAAGGAACTTAAGATTAGCGGAGTTACCAAAGTTTAATGGGTTACTATAATAAAGCATTGTATACGGCTCACCGTCATCTAAGTAACCTTCATATTTAAACACACCGTTTTGTCTTCCTACGTAAAAGCCGCCTTCTTGTAGCAACGTAAAACATAACGGGTTAATGCCCGACCAAGTTGTTACTCTGTTCGCTCCATCAGGTAACGTCTTTGTCATATCAAAACAATATACAGTCTGACTATCGGGCAACGCGAGTAAGTATATCCCCTCGTCAGGATTGTATAAAGACTTTATTTCTTTTGTCTGCTGTCGCACAGTATCCATTAACTCGCCACGAACATTGTTACTTATGTCTCGCATAGGCATTGATTTTTCTTGTATAGTACGACCTAAACTACGGACACCGTCTTCAGATAAAAACAAAATATCAGTACCTGTATTCTGTACGGAATCTCTAGCAATACAACCAACACCTTCAATAGTGTCTGATAGTTGCATGGTAGCAGGACTTTCAGCACCAGAGTAAACAATAATAGAACGCTTACAGAAAATAATTAGAAAGCCGTTGTGTGCCGCTAATGCTACGACCTCATCGTGACCCGTAGGGAATACTGTAGTTAGATTCAAAGAACCTGCTGTACCGCCTGACCACTTATGTCCCTGTAGTGTGTCGCTCCAGTAAACAGTCTTAGTGTTACCAGATACATCAGCCGCCCATAGTCTACCGTATGCGCCTATAACTTCATTAGCCTGTGGTGGTGTCGTTGCCCCACTAAAAGCACTGTGTGTAACTAAAGTACCTTGACCCGCAGTACCTCCTGAATCTGTATAGATTAAAGGCTCATGTTCTCTTTGGTAAAAATACGTATGATTATTAAAGCTAACAATCTTCCAGTTATTTGCTGTTGGTGTATAACCTGTAGGAGTTTTGTCTTCTAAAGCATTATTAGAAGAAGCGTCTAGTTTAAATACTTTGTTGTTACCTGTAGCAAATACTACTTTATCGCCACTAGCATCTAAAGATTCAAACAAAGACTCAACGCCATCGCTTGTTCCCAATGCTGAGTTATTTGAAGATACAGGGGCATATCCTTTACGAGAACCTATACGTCCATATTGGTCAATAATACAGTTACTAGCTGTTGCCGCAAAAGACTGGTCAAGAGACACAGGTGAATCCTGACTGTTAATACCCGCAAATCCTGGTGCTTGTACTGTAATGTTCTGTAATTGTTGTGCCATTAGCAAGGTGTCCATACAGTTTCAGAAGGGAATCTAGCGGCATCAAATGCTACTGCGTCTGCTAACGTAGTGTCCGCTAAAGAGAATAGTTCCTGTGCTGAAGTACCGCCTGTCTCTCCACGCTCACGGGAGGCTAAGGCTACTGCGTACTGTACTACTGGTGATGAAGGTACAACTAGTTTATCTGCGTCAAGAGTAAATGCGTCTGCTCTATCTACAATGTTAAATCGTAATGTATATGCTTTGTCAGGCTTAGGATATAAGTCAACTAAGGCATTGCCGTTAGCGTCCACACCATTCCAAGAGTAGTACTCAGGTGAACCCTTGACAGGCTCTTGTACTAGGTATGCGCTGTTCATCCAAGAGGAACTAGCGGGGCGCATAAAGAAGTTAGACGTATCATTAATAACGTCCAATATCTTAAATGAGTTGTTAGTACCCGTCATGCTGTAAGTAAACAGATTGTCTTCTGTAGTTACTGTGATTGTGCTTCTAAGTGCTGACCAATCCCAAGCATCCTCTACAATACGTCTAGCATCGTTGACAAACTCTCCTATTAGTTTTACATAGGAGTCATTTGTGGTTTCCATGCTTGATACTTCGTCTTCACGAATCCTACGTAGTACACTGTTTACTAGTTGTAAGTAAGTCATTATCCATATTTCCTTAAGTTCATCATTGGACTAAGTAGTTCTTGTGTAGACTTAATCTCTGTGTCAAATTTAAATAGTTCTTTGTCAAATAAAGACTCTGTGGATGTTGGTATTTTTCTTGCTGACCCTGTACTCCCTGCCATGCCTCCTAACATCCCTCCTGCTAAACTATCCCAATTTATTAAATCGTCAAGCCGTCTGCCGCCTTCTTTTAATATATCTTCTCCCTCAGACAATACATCTGAACCTACTTCTAGCACAGGGTCTACTACTTCTTCACCAAATGTATCTAGCGCGTCATCAATAAAATCTACTACTGGTTCGCCCGCGTCTGCTATAGTATCTACAACATCTTCTCCAAATTCTAAAGCAGGTTGTATTACTTCATCATCAAATACACTACCTGCCTCTTTAACAATATCTTCTCCTTCGGATAATACATCTGAAATAGGTTGGGTTACTTCTTGTGCTACATCAACAGCGGCTTGACCCACGTCTACAACTTTTTTAGCTACTGGCTCAACAAAATCTCCTACAGCTTCTATCCCTGCAAGTGCAACATCTCCGATATCTTTTATAATATCTGGAGTGTCGAAGTCTATATCAATACCTGCAACATCGGGCAATACTTCTTTTACTGTGTCCACTACTTTATCTGCAAGAGGCTCGGTAAACTCACCTATTAAAGCATCCATACCGCTCTCGCCTTCTAGCATTGCTGTTTGAACTTCCATCATACTATCTGTAAAAGTTTCAGCGTCTATACCCAATAAGTCCGCATCAATACCAAGAGTAGCAAATGTTTCTTCAAGTACGGGTACAGATATTTCACTCGCTAAATGACTTTTAGCAATATCTTTCCAGTCACCACCTTGAAGCCCAGTACCTATAGCCCGCATTACAGGGTTGCCTGTTATAGTTCCAATAACTGATATTACTTTACCGAACGTACCATAATCAGGGTCAGGTCTTATGAACGATGTGCTGTATTCACCAAAGCCACCTTCTTCACCGCCAACATCACGATACGATTGCATTCTTTTAAGGCGACCAGAGTCCCAATCAATGTGTGCCCCAGTGCCTGTGTTTAGGTAAATACCTTCGCCACGCATAGGGTCTGGTCGTTTAAAACCATCTAAATCTTCATAAGGTACAACTAAATCAACATTTGCTTCTTCTAACCATTCCGTCATCACGGCTGATTGTGCTTCTACAGCTTGACGTAGTGGATTATTTTCACTTATCCAACTCTGATACTTACCGTATCCATGTTTAGTTGAGGGAGGATTAATAAGTTTTTTGTGGTCTTCTTCAGAAGTAAAATCTAAAACACCGTAGTCGATGCGTCCTTTGATTTGTAAATAACGGTCATAATTTTCAGGTAATTGGCGTACATCTTTATATATTGCTCTACCGTTACCCTTTCTTATATTCTCATTTTTATAAACAGGGTTGGATAATAACTTATAATCTTCATCCGTCCAGTTATCAGTAATGGCATTAGCTTTATCGTACCAGAACTGCATATAAGTTTCATCAGCGACTCTCTTAGCATCTTTAAAAGTTTGAGGGTCTTCTGCATCGTATGCATCTCTATAAGTAGGGGCAATACCTTTTCCTTGTGTCACTAAAAGTTCTTGTTCAGCCGCAAGCCGTGCCGCTCTTTCATCTTTTTCCCGTTGTCTTTTTGCTTCTATTGCTTGTAGTCTTGCTATTTCTTTTAACTCAGCTTCTTCTTTTTCTTTTCTTTTTCTCTCGGCTATCATTGCCGCTTGTTCTTCTGCACTTAAATGAGGAAGAGGGTTGGATGATGTAGGAGTCATTCCATCTGCATCACGAGCCGCCATACCACCACGAGAAGTAGCGTTTTGTTCGTAAAACTGAGGAGGTCTATACTGATATCCCATTATCTATTTCTCCCTACGCCTTTGGTCTTCTCTACGGTACGCATAGCACCTAAGCCAAGCATACCCATAAGTACTGGCATCATAGTAGCCATATCTAGTACAGGGATTTCAATGGTAGAATTGGCAAGAGCAAGCGTAAAATTTGCCATCGGGATAAGAATGTACTGACTCGCAAGTCCAATACAACAAGTCCAA